GGTGAGATCGCAAGCTTTGACGCTTACAAGCTAGACTACGCTAATCGCTTAACTGCGGCGGCTGGTACTTCTGTAACTGTTAACGGCGCAAATCAATACCATGAGCCTCTATCTTCTGAAAGCACAACCGCTGGCGAGGTTAACGTTGACAACCGTACTCAAAACCTAACTATCGCAGTGGGCGGCGGTACTGTTAAAGTTGGCGACTGCTTCACTATTGCTGGCGTAAACGCAGTCCATCAAATCACTAAGCAAGATACTGGACAGTTAAAAACTTTCCGTATTACTGCGATCGTATCTGGTGGCGGTGGTTCTGGTGTTGTGAAAATCAGCCCTGCGATCATCTCTGACGGTGGATCAACCGACGCTGGCGCACAGTACAAAAACGTTACAGCTACCCCAGCAAATGGCGCGGCTATTACGTTCCTTAACACTGTTGACGCTAACGTTAACCCATTTTGGCAAAAAGATTCTCTTGAAATTTTGCCAGCTCGCTATGTGCATGATGAAAATGCCGGTGTTGCAATCATGCGTGCTACCACTGACCAAGGCTTTGAGGTTTGTATGTCTAAGCAATACGACATCGACACCAACAGCTATAAAATCCGATTCGATACTCGATTCGGTGTGGTCAATAAGCAGCCTGAGATGTCAGGTATCATGCTTTTTAGTCAAACTTAATAGCGTGGTGATCGGGCGGTTTAGGCCGCCCTTTCTTTTATTCACTTTTAGATTAAGGGTAAATTATGTCGGTAATGTTATATAAAAGCGGTGGTCAGCATGAGATACACGGCGGCAAATTCGACTATACTATTGTAGAAGAGTCTGAAGTTGATCAGGCTATCAAAGAAGGCTGGTATTTAACTACTGACGAAGCTAAAAAGGCCGATAAACCTAAGCCAGCTAAAAAGCCAACTAAGAAGAAAGTAGAAGAGCCGAAAGCTGAAAAGCCAAGCGAGTAATTTTAAATGAGCTATACAAAGCGACAGCTAATCACAGAAGCCTTTGCAGAAATAGGGCTGGCTGATTATGTGTTTGATTTGCAGCCTGAGCAATTACAAAGGGCTTTGCGTCGATTAGACACTATGATCAAACAATGGGAAGCCAAAAACATTTTGGTTGGATACCCGATACCAGGATCGCCCGAAGATTCGCTGCTTGATGAGGAAACCAACCTCCTACAATCAGCGGAAGAGGCAGTGATCACAAATCTAGCTGTACGCTTAGCCCCTGCGTTTGGTAAACAGGCAATGCCTGAAACGAAAGTTATTGCCAAAAACGCATACGACGCGCTATTGAATGACACAGTGACAGTTATCGAACGTCAGTTACCAGCCAATATGCCCATGGGCCAAGGTAACAAACCGTATAGAAGCACGACGGGCGAATTTACACCAACACCAGACGATCCAGCTTATTTAAGCACGGACACTGATTTATTTTTTAACGAATAAGGTTTGACCTATGAGCAATAGATTTAATGAGGCAACGAGCGTTAAAGCCGGTGATAATCTGGTGATGTACGCTGGCGACGCTAACAGATTTAGAGAGCTTGCGGTATCTGTTTTGCAACAGTATATGCAAGACAATCTGACGTTTTCGGATCCTGGTATTCAAGAATATACACAGCAAATTGAAGCGCCGGTGACTAACGCCTTTAATATTCTGATAACCAATAACTCAGATAACGCATGGTTAATATTAAAGCCCATAGTTTCATTTTCTAGCGGTACAATAACATTGCCAGCGGTTGCTAACGTTGTAGACAATCAACAGGTTTTAGTAAACAACAATCAATATGTTTTATCTTCGCTTACTGTTGCAGGCAATGGCGCAAACGTCATTGGGGAACCATCAGCCTTATCTGCGTATCAGAGTTTTACATTAAAATATTCCTCAGCAGATAACACTTGGTACAACGTAAGCAATTAAGGAGCTTAAACAATGTCAGTAAATGCACCATTTAATCCAAAGTACGGTTCGGGCCAAGAAGTAACAACAGCGGGGGCTTCAGCTCGAATAGAGATAGGCGAAGGTTCAAAAAGCATTGTTATCACCAATACCGGCGCTAACGATTGCTACATTAGGACAGGTGATTCGTCTGTTGATGCGGTATCTGTAACCGACTATAGAGTTTTGGCTGGTTCGCAAGTAGCGCTGAGTAAAGACCAAGATCACACGCATCTAGCGTATATACAAAGCGGATCCTCCACGACTTTACACGTTATGGCTGGCGAGGGCTATTAGATGATTAGGTTTATATCAAATAAAATAGCTAAGATCATAGGTGGCACTATTGATAATACCGTGATCGGTGGCACGACTCCTGCACCTGGTAGTTTTACCAATATTACAAGCACTCAAGACACTGTTTTAGGCGGTTCTAGCACCGATGGTCGAAGGCTTCGTGTTACAAAAGACAGCGCCGACGTAGATGTAAAATTTGATTGTACCACTAGCGGCAAATCAACATTAATGCTAAGCGGATATAATACTAACACCAACTTAGCAACAACGTCAGGCGGCGCGAATATATCCTTATACAACCTCAGTGCAACAGACAACAATTTTAGCGCCATACGGAGCTTAGACTCAGGTGCCTCGACGTTAAACATGATTGCTTTTATTAATACTAGCCATGCAAGCAATCAAGGTACAATGGCCTTTTTTACTCGAAATGGTGGGAGTGTAACCGAGGTAGGGCGTTTTGATTCAACTGGCCATTTACTTGTAGGAACCACAGACAATACACCGTACAACAACAGCACAAGCGCTGGCACTGGCACATCTATTGGCCCTAACGGTCAAATTTGGAACCATGCTCATAATGGCGATTTAGGAACATGGAACCGCACTGGTTCCGATGGATCTGTATTCCTAATCAACCGCGATGGTTCAACTGTTGCAACTGTATCAGTTGCCAGTGGCACTGTTACATGGGGAACTTTTTGTGGTGGCCATAACTCTCAATTTGCTGATAAATCACAACCTGAAATAGAGCGCGGCACTGTAATATCATCAATAGACGAGTTGGTTGAATGGAAAACCGTTAGATGGACTCAGAAAGTCACAGAAACCCACGAAGATGAAAACGGCGATCTTATAGAAACGGTAACAGGCGTACCAAAACAGGCCGACTACTATGGTCCTGAAGTTGTCGGCGCTACATTTACTGACGACGACGGAAACGAAAAAACCGTACACGCTAAACAAGCCGACCAACTTCCTAAGTGTGAAATATCCACGGTTGAAGGCGACAAGATGGTATATGGTACGTTTAGCCATTACGACGAGAACGGCACGCCAATTATTCACAGCTTAGGCCAAACAGTTGTTAGAGTGACAGGCCCAATCGAGGCTGGAGATCTATTAATGTCTAAGGGCGACGGTACAGCTTGTAAATGGGTTGAGTCATACGGTTATAGTGCTGTATTAGGTAAATGTCGACAGGGAGCGCCACAAGCAGCAGCAACGGACGTTAATTTATTAGCATATACCTCAATGGCTGGCTAAATATGCAAATACCTATTTTAAATGGTATCTATACGGATCAAGATTCTAATGTAAGGGCGGCTTACCCTAGAAACATGGTACCAGTCGTCGGCGCTCAAGGTGTGTCTAATGGGCAGTTGAGGCCAGCTGAGGGTATTGTTCAGGCTGGCACTGGTCCTGGTGTAACCCGTGGCGGTAAGAACTGGAATGACATTCTATACAGGGTAATGGGAACAAAGTTAGTCGAGATCAATAGTAACGGTACATACACTATTGTTGGTGACGTTGGCGGATCGTCAATGGCTAGCCTTGATTATTCGTTCGATCATCTATGTGTTGTATCTAATAACAAGGCATATTTGTATAGTGGCTCTACGTTTGCTCAAATAACCGATCCCGATTTAGGTAATGTGATCGACGTTGTTTTTATCGACGGTTACTTTATGTTTACCGATGGTGAGTTTTTGATCGTCAACGACCTAAACAACCCGTTTTCAATTAGCCAGACTAAGTATGGATCATCTGAAATAGATCCCGATCCTATTGTTGCGTTGCTTGAACTTAGAAATGAGGTTTATGCATTAAATCGTTATTCAATCGAGGTATTTGACAATATCGGTGGAACTGGCTTCCCATTTCAGCGAATTGATGGCGCTCAAGTAACCAAGGGGTGTGTGGGCACTCATGCTTGCGCTGTGTATGAAGAGGCGATCGCTTTTGTCGGTGGCAGCCACGATGAACCAAGCTCTGTCTGGTTATCATCTGGTGGCCGATCTGTGAAGATAGCGACAAGGGAAATTGATTTGATTCTCAGAGAAACCAACGGCGGGGATCTTGCCAATATTGTCGTTGAATCTAGGTATGAAAAAGATCACGCTTTTTTATACATTCACTTACTTGATAAAACATTAGTTTATGACGCTAACGCCTCAAAAGCGGCTGGTGAACATGTGTGGCATATTTTAGCAAGTGGGAATCCTGTTTATGGTCGGTATTTAGCAAGAGATATGATCTGGTGCTACAACCAATGGAACGTGGCAGATCCAACCTCAACAAAGTTCGGATATTTAGACGACACTATCGCGACGCATTGGGGTCAGTCAACTTCATGGTCGTTTTCAACCAAGATCATGTATAACGAAAGTCGAAATGCTTTAATACATGAATTAGAGCTTGTTTCCTTGACTGGTCGAGCAGATATAGGCGACGATCCCCATATAAGTACTGAGTATTCAAAAGATGGCGTCATATGGAGCCAGCCAAAAACCATATCAGCAGGTAAGCAAGGCGAATACAACAAGCGCTTGATCTGGCTACAGCAAGGCGGCCTGAGAAACATGCGTATTCAGCGCTTTAGTGGTGATAGCGCTTCTATGCTAACGGTAATGAGGTTAGAAGCCAGGGTTGAGGGCATGGCATGGTAGACCGCCAACGGGTAAACCGCGACGACCTAACCGATATATCCAAAAAACAAAGGGTGATCAAAGCCCTTGAACATGCCCTAGATATAACCCGTCGGTTAGAATGGTCTGTCGATGATGATGCACTAATACTTGAGCACTTAAACGGCCTTAAACATTACATCGGCGAAGATATTTATTATTCGACCGTAAACCATACCGGCGCAGATATACCGGCAGGTACGTGCGTTGGCTTTGCCGGTGTCAATGGCGAGGAACGGGTCGAGATACAAAAGTATATTGCCGATGGCACATTCCACGAAGTTTATTTGATGGGTGTTACAGCCGAAGATATAGCCGACGACGCCGAAGGGAAAGTGACCGCCTTTGGTTATGCAAGGGACATCGACACGACCGGCACGCCCTATAGCGAAACATGGTTAGTTGGCGACATTCTTTACGCGCATCCAACGACACTAGGCGGCATGACGAGAGTTAAGCCTACCGCTCCCAATAGATCAATGGAGGTGGGGGTTGTATTAAAAGTCGATACTAGCGCCGGTATTTTGTTGGTTAGGCCAACTATTCACCAGCATATGCGTTACGGTGTTTTTAGTGATACTACAGACCAAACGGCAAGCGGTACAGCGACACCAACGGCAATTACGTTCGACACTACCGATCAAAGTGATGGTGTAAGCCTTGGAACTCCTTCGTCAAGGGTTGTTTGTAGCAAAGCTGGGTTATATAACTTTCAATTCTCTTTGCAGGTCACATCGGCAAGTTCAAGCGTTAAGTATATAGAAGTATGGCCGAGAATTAATGGTGTAAACGTTGCAAACTCAAACACTAAATGGTCGATAAATTCCAACACCGCTGTGATAGTACCAGCTTTGAACTATATACTCCCAATGGATGCTGGCGATTACTTTGAACTTATTTTCGCAGTAGATGACACGAACGTAAAACTAGACGCTTCAGCGGCAACGGGTTACAGCCCTGCTATACCCTCAGTGATTTTGACTGTAACGCAGGTTGTGGACTAAACTTAACACATACTAAAATGCTGAGATTTTGGCCGCCAGCAGCCGCAAACCTAAGAGAATGGTAAACATGAATATCAGTATTGCACCAATAGATCCCAGTTCAATACAAACCGGTCCAATAGTACAAGGGACAATCCCTGGCGCCGATCCACTTGGAGGCGCTTTTGGATCTGGGTTGACGCCTGAACAATACGCAGAATGGAGGGCGGCTAACAAGCGCGACTACGAAAAAAACCAAAGCTCTAGTATTTTTGGCAATATAACATCTGATCTAATGGATATTACCGGCCTATCTGCATCGCTTCCATTTGGAATGGCTGGAACTGCTCTCAAGGAATCTAAAGAACCTTTTAAAAATGTGATTAGCAATATACCTGAGAAGATCGGTAGCTCAGCTATGGGGCCGTTCGGACTGGCTGGTACAGCTCTAAAGGAGTCTAAAAGTGTCTTTAGTGATACATCTGGCAAGGATAAAACCATAACTGGTGAGCAAGCTAGTGGCAAGAAGGCATTAAAAGGATATGAGCTTGCAGCTGAGTTAATGCGAGAGCAGCAAGCAGCAGGCAAGGCGGCGTTAGATCCTTACATGCTAACTGGCAAAAGTGCCCTAAATCGCATACAAGCCTTAACGGGTTTATCTGGACCCCAAGCCCAAGCTGAGATGATCCGCCAGATTGAGCAGCGCCCAGAGTTTCAGGAAAAACTGCGCCAAGGTGAAGAGGCAATGCTGGCCAGCGCATCGGCCACAGGTGGCTTGCGTGGTGGCGATATTCAGCGCGCTTTGATGGAATACAGGCCGCAGTTGCTATCACAGGCGATTGAAACCGAATTGGGCCGATTAGGGGCTTTATCTGGCGCAGGTTTACAAGCGGCTGGACAATTCGCTGGTGGCGCTCGTCAATTAGGTGCTGGACTATCTCAATTAGCAGTAGCACAACAAGAGGACGCTGTCAGAAGAAAACTAGCTAAAGAAGCAAATGAAAGCAGCTTTTTAGGCGACCTATTTACCATTGCCGGAGGTGCGGCTGGCGCTTATTTTGGTGGCCCGCAAGGTGCTGTTTTTGGCGCTCAAGCAGGACAGGCGGCAGGTGATATAGTTGAGGGGTGGTTTTAATGCCGGTAGATTACAGCGCATATATGCAAAATAAACGCGATTTAGTACCAAACTTAATCAGGAGCTTGGCAGGGGCTTATGGGGC